GTGTCATTAAAAAACAGACACGCCATGAATGCTTTTCTTATCACATCGCCAAAAGGAGTTTCAGAATGGAAATCTACATTTGTAGAAACTCAAGAAGAAATGAACAGACTTGAAAAAGTTGGTGTTGTTTCAAACGTCACAGTTCAACAGTTTGTGAACGGAGTTCTTGCAAAGTCTTTTACTTACAACTGGAACGGTGTACAATGGGAAAAGTAGACGAAAGAGGTCAGTTATACGAGGCTCACACTTTGCGAAGTGGTGAGGTCGTTTGGTTCTACTCTGACCAGCTCCACAAGGTTTTTCAATTAGCAGAGTTGTATAAAATAGACGTTTATACATTGAGCGGAATGATGGAGGCAAAAAAACTTCTAAAAAAAACGCATTGATATAGTGATTATTCAAAAGGTTATTTATATATTTGACGTGTCATTAAAAAACACAACAAAATGAAAAACGAAACGCTAACACTTGAAGACATCTTAAACAGCGAACTAATCACGGGAATGATTGAGCAAGAAGACAAAGACCTTGCCGAAGCTGGATGGACTTACAAAGAAGTAAAGAGCCTAGCCGACTCAATCGCTAAGAAATAAAACCAACGGGGCAACCATAAGAACGCCCCACAATAACAGAACAATGAACTACTTAACATTTCAAGAGCGACTTTCCGATTTGCAGATACCAGCATTCGTAAGAAGAACCGCCAACCGAGCCTTAGACTATTTGCAATCTTCCGAGAGTGTAACAATGCGAGTAGAGCCTTTTGCATTTTGGCAGATGGTAAGGTACTCAAGAGCGGAGCCTATCAAGTCCGGGCTTTATACTTTCATCCGTATTTATGACGACCAGCAGAACGCGGTTGATATTCAAACTTTAAATTCTTAACTTTAATTAATAATCATCAAAAAACAGAACGATGAACGAAACGCAGAAAGAGAGGCTTACGCTTCTCGCAAAAGAAAACGGTCTAAACAAAGACCACTTTTTTAAAAGTCCTCAAGGCTTTGTAATTATAACCCGACAAGGAATTGAGCGCATCCAAGCGCACAAGTGCATCCGAGTTAGCTACAATGTAGTCAGCTTATCGGACGACCTTAAACACGTAGTTATCAAAGCTACTGGCGAGATGTCTAACGGTAACGGTTTACCTATTCAAATGGAAACATTCGGAGAGTCTGCACCTGACAACACGCGGCAAAAGTACCCGGTTGCTATGGCAGAGAAACGAGCCTTATCAAGAGTAGTTTTAAAACTCTCAGGACTGTACGAAGTAGGCGTATTTGGAGAAGATGAATCGGACGACTTTAAAAGAGCAAAATAATGGACTGGATAAAAATAAAAGGGGGTAAAGCACCAACGCCATTTGATGAGGTATTGCTTTGTGTTGATGGATTTGACGTGCCAATACAAGGTTGTTATAACGATATAACCGAAACCTTTCATACAAGTTCAGAAGTTATTTGCGCGAACGGAGACAGACCGCGTGTAGGGCTAACAAATTATATACCTTACTACGTAACTCATTGGATGCCATTACCTAAACTACCAAAAAAACAATAAGATGCTGGAAGAACTATTCACAGAACAACGGACTGACGAATGGCACAAGCAACGAATGGGGAAGTTTACGGCTTCCCGATTTGGTGAACTTATGACCAATGCACGGAAGAAAGACGAAGTGCTAGGAGCAACCGCAGTAAGCTACATTTATGAGAAGGCGGCAGAACTCTTGACGGAAGAGCGCAAAGAAATCTTCGGAGCGGCTTTGGATTGGGGAACTGAAAACGAACCAATATGCAAGGCTTACTTCCAAGAGACTACTGGCTTAACGATTGAAGAGATGCCGTTCGTTCCGATTAACGAATACTCAGGCGCAAGTCCTGACGGAATGGTCAACGGAGAACTTATCGAAATCAAGTGCCCGTACAATACCAGCAACCACTTAAAGACTGCATTCGAGGGTTATATTGACCCTAAGTATATGTGGCAAATGCAAGGTCAAATGTTAGCAACTGGTGCGGTGGCTTGTAGGTTCGTTAGCTTCGACCCACGCATTAAAGACGAACGCTTTAAACTGATTGAGATTAGAGTAGAGCAAGACCTTGAAATGCAAGAGCAACTCCGGGAGAGATTGGAGTTTGCAAATGATTACCTTCGTAACTTAATAAACCCAAAATAAAATGGAAAACAAAGTAGTATTTATAGACGGTGTGAACGTCTTTACACCGAATGAGAAAGCACCCGACTTTGTGAAAGCGAGTCTTGTGATTAACCCGACTAAGCTAATCGCTTGGTTGAAGGAAAACGACCAGCATTTAACTGAAGGAAAAGAAGGTCTTGAACTTCGGACTCAGATAAAGGAAAGTAAGCAAGGGAAACTTTACGCTTCAGTCGATACCTTTAAGCCTAAACCACAAGCGGCTACCCTTGAAGCAACTGACGACCTTCCATTTTGAAGAAGAGTAGAAGTAAAATAGTCAAAGAGTTAGATGCCGCCTTCAGTCGATTCATTCGGTTGAGGGCGGTTAACCTTGACGGCTTTGTAGAGTGCTACACTTGCGGACGCAGCTATGAAGTAAAGAAGATTCAGAACGGTCATTTTATGAGCCGAGCAAGATACGCGACAAGGTGGCACGAAGATAACTGCCGACCACAATGCTACGGATGTAACGTAATGCAGCAAGGACGACAATACGACTTCGGCTTAAACCTTGACCGGGAACGTGAAGGACTGGCGGACGAGATGCACCAGCTTAGTTTAACCACCGTGAAGCTGGCCACTTGGGAACTGGAGGAGATGCTGAAGCACTACTGTGAGAAGGTTAAGGAACTAGAATAAAAAAATTTATTTTAATATAGTGAATATTCAAAAGATATATATATATTTGTTGAAACAAAAACAAAGAAACCATGACAACCTCAACAATCACAAAGACAATAAACAAGCTAAACGTATTAATTAATACTTCTGAATACAGTTTAGGATTCAATAGATTGAGTGTATTGCCTTCAAGAGTACGCAGAGCCTTAGATTTAGCTATCTATTTAAAAACAGAAAGCATAAACACTCATTCATTCAAAGTTGATTTTTTCCAAAAGATGAACGAACAAGAGTACATTAACTATTTAAAAACAGCTTAAACAATGAAAGCATTAACACACAAAGACTTTAGACGATTAGGCTTCGAGTTAGTTCAGGATGAAGCGTATAGACTTGGAAATATCAGAATAGACTGCTACGAAGGTAAAAATGGCATTGGTCAAGACTTCATCATAACGATAGACGATATTGTCTATTGCTGGGTCGAAACATTTGAAGAATTAGAAACAATAATCGAAAACAACTTAATAAAAGACTAACATGGAATTTGAATTTACAACAGAAATCGAAGAAGCAGACGTTACAATCAGATTTGATTACCAACCCGAAGAGTCAACGGTACTATATTACTCTGATGGCTCAGGTTATCCGGGTTGTGCAGCATCAGTTGATAACATCGAAGTATATTGGCATACTCAAAAATTCAACTCTACAATCTTAAAGCACGATGATGTAAAGATTGATGTTACTGATTTTCTTCGAGAATTAGGTCAAGACCTAGAAAAACTTTGCTTTAACTTTTTAGCTGACCAATAATGATTGTAAAATTAACCACCGAGCAGAGCGTTTACATTGAGATAGACGGCTACACTTACTACATCGACCACTCGTTAGACGAGCCGATTGTCGAACGCTGGACAGAAGAAACAGAACCAATAACCCTTTTACCTGAAGACAATGATTAAAATACCCAAAATCGAAGAGGTAACTCAAGAGGCTAACGCCAAGAAGATAACCGCTTACCGAATAGCTAAAGATACAAGGCTTTCAACGCAAACCGTTTACGCCTATTTCAAAGGCGAACGAGTAAGCGTGAGAACTCAAGAAGTAATAATCAACTACATTAACAAATACTAATGTTTTACAACACGAACGAAGAAAAAGGAACGACTCTCAAAGAGTCCCGGAAGAAATCCAAAACTCAAGACGAACTTGTACTGGAATACTTTAAGAACTACGATAACTTAGGCGCAACGCCTGAGCGAGTTTTAAGGCACTTTAAGATAATGGAAACACTATCGGAAAGCAAGTGGCACAACACGCCCATAACGTCCGTTAGAAGGTCATTCAGCAACCTTAAAAACAAAGGGTTGATTAAGAAAACAGAAGTATTAATTGAGGGCGACTTCGGTAAAAACATCCACGTATGGAAACTAGTCTAATGGTTCGGATAACACCCGAAATAAAACAAGAGTTAAACGAGATTCTCACGTTGGCTGGTGGTTACTTCAATTACAAAACCCAACACTTGATTGATTTATTAAACGGAGACCTTGCTTACGCTGATGTTCATCGTGAGACTCAGGAGATAATTCGCAGAGTTGTTCTTGCAACTGGACACAGTTACGATATAATCAAGTCAAAGACGAGAGAAAGGAGGATAGTTTGCGCTCGTCAGTTTGCTATTTGGAAGGTCTACACAGAACTATATTCGCACGGCTATACGCTACATATGATTGCGGACGTTTTCAACCGAGACCACGCTACAATTCTTTACTCGGTGAAAGTAGTGAAGGGAATGTTGAAATTTAACGACCCAATATTTGCTAAGATAAATTATAATTATAATCAAATTGAAGAAGATGAACGAGCAACATCTTAAAGCGTTAAAGTGTATGGTATTTGCCCAGTCTTTTGTAGAGGCGTTAGACGACTTCGGAGGGTCAAGCGCATTCAAGCACCAGTTAAAGAACAAAGGGAACTCATTCGCTAAAGAGGTGGACAAGTTTCTAAACAGTACCTATTCAAAAGGCAGCACCGACACGTCCATAGTTAACCTAATCGAAGGTTGTCAAGATGCTATCGACAAGCTGGTAGAGCAGAGCGTAACGGTAACCGAGTAATAAGATTGTGAGTAACAAAAATGTGAGTTGTAAACTGATTGGTTTACATAACACGCAATAAAGTAAACATAACGGTTGCTTTTTGTATAGAGTATTAAGCATTACAAGTGATTTAGTAGATACAAATAGTAATTAAACCAAAACAAAGATGAGTAAAAAAGAACAACATGATATATTCTTAAGTAGTTACTTTTTAGGTATGGGGTCTGGAATACTATTGGGTATAACAATAGGTTTTTATTTTATGTAAACCAAAACAAAGAAGATGAATAAAGAAGGAATTGAAAAACATAGGTGGGGTTATTACTCAAAGACAGAACCTAATAAACTTATAGCCACTTGTATTGCAAGTACGCTTTATGAAGCAGAATCTTATTTTGAAGATATAGGATTAGTTGTTGATTCTTATGTGGAAATTAAAATCATAAACCAAAACAAAGAAGATGAAACGATACCAAGTTAAAAGATGGGACAAGCGGAATACTCTTCGCTTTTGGAAGTATGCCACTCCAGCAATAACCTTAATTTGGTTATTTATTGTTGGTATTGTGGGAAGTATTTTGTAGATTTGTAATGTCCAATGACACGGGCGATTCTTAAAATCCTAACAAATGAAAAATAATCTTATAGGGGATAAAACCGACCACCGACTTGTTAGGTTCTGTGGGTTGGGGTGCGTCAACACCTCCCCTTTTTTCAAAATGTCAAGAACTAGAGAAGATATACTTGATGATATATTAAAAATCAAGTGGGAGATACACCCTTCTTTTGGACAGTCATATCTGACTTACGAGAACCAAGCTAAGTATGATGCGCTTATTTCAGAAGGTAGAACGTTACAAGTTTTTACTGACAATGAACACATTGTGTTAATGACAATATTTAATAGCGGTGTTCGTCATCTATCAGAACTTAAAGCACATCTAAGAAACCAACCCAGACGAGATGCTCAGGCGTTCATTGGTAAAAATAACATTAGAGTATGGCTATTTAAAAGAGACCGCTGGAGGTGTTTGTGTTGTGGCTCTAGTAAGCAACTAACTGTTGACCATATTGTGCCAGTAAATAAGGGTGGAAATAACACATTAAGCAATCTTCAAACACTATGTAGAAGCTGCAATTCAAGAAAGAGTGATTCATTTAAAGATTACAGAATATGAACGGCTACGAACTAAGTAGAAATTTTTGGAACTTTGCGTTTGATAATCCTGAAAAGGTTAGACCGTATCATATAGCTATTTACTTTTTTTCAATAGAGCATTGCAATAGGTTGGGATGGAAAAAGAAGTTTGGTTTTCCAACTAGTATGGTAATGGAAGCAACTGGCATTAAGTCATACAATAGCTACAAGAAATATTTTGACGATATAGTAGATTGGGGCTTTTTCGATGTGATAGAATACTCTAAAAATCAATACTCATCTAACATTATCGCTCTATCATTAAAGGAGAAAGCACTTGATAAAGCACTTGATAAAGCATTGATAAAGCACGGGACAAAGCAAAGTGAAAGCACTTGTAGTATAGATAAACAAGAAACAAGTAAACAAATAAACAAGGAACAAGCACCACCATCGCTTGAAGAAGTTATTTTGTACTTTGAAGAAAATGGATACACCAAAGACTCAGCTACAAAAATGTTTGAATACTACGAAGAAAGTAGAAAACCACGCGGCAGAGTTTGGAAGGACGGGCGAGGCAACACGGTTAAAAACTGGAAGCAAAAGGCTCGTAGCGTTTGGTTTAAACCCGACAACCTGAAGAGTAACCAAGAGTATGATTTTAAAAACTTTGACAACGTAATTTATCCGTAATGAAAGTATTGAATTTATATGCTTGTCTTGGAGGCAACCGATACAAGTGGGACGAAGTGGCTCAAGAAGCTGGAATCAAATTAGAAGTAACTGCCGTTGAGTTAGACCCTGAACTAGCTATAATGTACCAAGAGCGATTCCCTAACGACACGGTTATCGTTGCAGATGCACACCAGTATCTACTTGACCACTACAAAGAGTTTGATTTTATTTGGAGTTCACCGCCTTGTCCAAGCCATTCAAGGGCAAGATTTGCGGGTTATGGGGATGCATACCCAGTTTATCCCGATATGAAACTCTACCAAGAAATTATATTATTAGATAATTCTTTTAAAGGTAAATATGTAGTTGAAAATGTAATTCCATATTACGAGCCGTTAATACCAGCAAAGAAAAGAGGAAGGCATTTATATTGGACTAACTTTAATATACCCACTGTTTTAAGTGAAAGAAAATCGGTAGGGATGGAAAGCAAAGGGGAAATAAATCAATGGTGCGAGTTTCACGATTATGATTTTTGGAGTTACAAAGGAAAGCAGAGGACTGATAAAATCGCTCGCAACCTAGTAGACTACGAAGCTGGCAAAACAATACTTGAAACGGCTCTTGGTATTATACGCAAGAAAGACATAACCCAAACAGAACTATTCAAATGATACAAGACTATTTAAACCACCTGAACAACGGCTCAACAGTTTATAAGCTAAAGCCATACGGTGAAGAGAAATTTAACGGGGCAAGGTTAGCTTTTATTGAGTGCTGTAAGTCTATCGTTCCTAACTGGAGAGACGTAAGCCCAGCAACTACTGACCAGCTTGTAAGGTATTGCATTCAATCTGAAAAGTTCAAAGGCGACCTTTCCAAAGGCATTATCTTAATGGGAAACACGGGGGTAGGAAAGACAGTTTACTTGAAGGCACTTAGTTTGATGATGGGATATACTAACAAGTTTAAGTTTAACATTTTTACGGGCTTTGAAATGGAACGACTTTACCAACTGGACTCGAACCACTCAGATGTTTATCCTTTAGAGTCTGCACTTCAGAGCAAGATG